AAGGCCAACGGGCTCATCACGCTCCCCCTGCATGCGCAGTTCGAGGACGGCAGCAACTCGACGTATGCCGGATACCTGGAGATGCACGAGAGGATGCGGACGGGGAAGTTCAAGGTGGCAAGGCAGCTCATTGACTGGTGGAGCGAGTTTCGCATGCTGCATTACAAGAACGGGCAGATCGTCAAGGAGCACGACGACCTGATGTCGGCGACGCGGATTGCGGTGATGATGAAGCGGTTTGCGCGGGCGGTGCCGCTGGGCCGCGTGGCGGGGCGGCCGGTCAACGAGCAGAAGATGGCGAAGGGGATCGACGACTGGAATTTATTTACGGGAGAGGCGGTGTGACGAACGATGCCGTTGAACGGTTATACTACCCCGACGGGCCGAGCGGCCGCACAGCATCTACCGTTGTTGGATCTCGTCACTGACCCTCAATGCTCCCGCTCGCTAACGCTGCGTTTCTGTCTAGCGTAGCGCTTTGCTGAATTGATTGATGACGCCGACAAGCTGATCGAGCCGAGCTGAGAATCCGCCAAGTTTCGGATGCGCAGGGTTTTGCCTGGCCAGATCGGTCAACTTGAGCAGACCGCTGATTAAACCTCGAAGGTTGGAAAGAGCGGAACTGATCGTGGCGGCAATGTTCTCATCGATCTGCTCATGTAAATAACGGTCGCGCTCCTCCTTGTCGATCTTGCGCTGCTCCTTCATCGCCTCCTCTACCTTCACCTGTACCTTGGCCTTGATGTATGGAGCGCCGACCTGCTTCTTGTTGAACTCACCAGCCTTCTTGTGTCCGCCGCTGGTGATCTCGGACATGATCTCCTTGGCGATGCCGAGCTGCTCGCTGACCGGGATCATTTTCTGTGCGGACTGCGTCGTGATGGCTTCGCGGAACGCCTGAAACTGATGGTCGTTTTTGAAGACGTTGGCAGTCTTCTCGTCGAGTATTCGCCTCGGTTTGGTGGCCGGCTTTGCCGGAGAAACAGCACGTCCTTTGGCTGGCTCAATATCAAGCACAGGCTCTGGATACTTGAGCAATTCCTCCTCGACAATGGCGGCATAGCGACCGGATTGCTTAAGAGCTCCGATAGCCTCGCGGATTTGCCGGGCACCGCGCGGTGAGCGATCAGGATTGCCGTCGCCAAGGTAGCGGCGAATGACCATTTCTCCCAAGGCAAGGTGGGCGCTACCTCTCTGTATTTTAGTACGCGCTGCCTCGATGGCTAACTTGCTTTCGAAAGCCCTTGCTACATCCCCAACAATTGTTGGGGATCTCAGTCCGCTGACCAGGCGCTTGGTGACGGCCTCGACCTCGTTCATGACCGATGCCGGGCGGCTCCCGGCCTGCGTCGCGTTCTCGTCGGTCATCAGGCGGAGCATGGTGTCGTCGTCGATATCGTCGATCCAGATCGGGACGGTTTCCAGCGGTTCGCCATCGATCTTGGCCTTGCGGGCGGCGGCAATGCGGGCGTGCCCGCAGCCGATCTCGACCTTGCCATTACGCCGACGGCCTTTGATGCCGCCGAAGAACCCATGATCCTTTATCGATGCGCGGAGTTCCTTCACATGGTCGTCGTCGATCGGATACAGTTTGACATCACGCCACGGGTTCCACACGATGTCCTCAAGCGGTACGTTTTGCATTCTCATCACGCTCTCCTCTTGGCACTTTCTATTGCTTTCTCAATAGCAGCTATGGCGATCTCTGCTGCATGCTCGGTCATGATCAGTGCGGATGCGACAGCCCGGCCGCCCATTAGGTCGCCAGCATTGCGCAGCTCGCGCGCTCGTTCGTAAAGCTCGGCGCGCAGGATCAGAATGAGATCGGTTCTCGTCGCGTGGTGCGGCATGACACGGTCTTGGGGAAGAAGGGGCCTTGCGGCCCCTCCGGGAATCAGCTGGCCTTCTCGATCAGCTTCAGCTCCTTGTGCAGTCTCGGCCACTGCGCGATCAGGGCTTGAGCCTGCTCGCGCGAATAACCCATGCTCTCGATGCGGGCCATGGTGCGAACTTCGGCTCGCTGCTTGAGCACGCCAGCAACCTCGGTCTGGGTGTTGCTGAGTTCCAAGTCGTAGTCTTCGAGTTCGGCCCGTAACGTGGGTTCGAGCTCTTCGAGCTTGATGTCCGCGATGGCCTTGCGGCTCGACTTGAGCGGGTTCAGCGCACCAGAGATGCTCTTGTCGAAAGCACCGGTGGCCTTGTCATAGACGTGGTCGGCGAGGCGCCGAACTTCCATGACTTGGCGCTTGGCATCCGTGACCGTAATGCGGAAGCGAGCGGCTTCCGGAATAGTGTAATCGCTACCACCTTGATTGAGGTGACGACACAATGCACTGACCTGCTTGCCTTGGTCGCCGATGAGTAGATCGGCGGCGAGGCCATCGCTGTGGTCAGTCGCCCAGTCGATGAGCTCCTGACCGCGGACGGTGCTTCCAATAGGGAAGGCCTCCAGAAAGGACGCCGCGGCGTCCCCATATTTGAGCGTTGCTGGCATGATGAAGTTCTCCTTCCATTGCCACAACCCAAGCCATGTGCTAGGGTTGACCTAGTGCTAATCGGGAGGCCCTATCGATGTCAAGCGAAAAAATCGAGGACGAGGGCCTGCGGCTGGCGATTGAAAAAGTGGGCGGGAAAAATGAGCTCGCTAGGCTTCTGGGTATGGCGGGGTCATCACTTGTGGGATGGAAGCGGATCCCCCCCCACCGCATCCTGCAGGTCGAGGCCGTTACTAGCATTCCAAGAGAGAAGCTTAGACCAGATCTTTACCGAACTCGCCCCAAGAGGTAACGTGCCCCCGGCCCCGCCCACGGGGCCAAAGGGCGAGGCGGCGCTCATCAGTCTCCAGCCCCGGAACTGCAACCGCCTCGTCCCTCCGGAGGCGCCATGCCCCTCACAAGCGAGAAAAATAAGCCGCTGCTCGGCCCCGCCAACGCCCTCGACTACGGCGCCGGCCAGCTCACCCAGCAGCTCGCCGACGAAACCGCCGAGGAGCGCCGCCGCAAGCAGATGCTCGGCCAGGTTCGCGCGCTCGCCCCGCAGACCACCTCGCTGCTGCCGGGCCTCGGCATGGGTGGCGGCCGTGGAATTCGTTGACCGCATCCTCTCGACCTGGCAGGTGCGCGCATTACGCGCGGCGCAAGGCATCGAAGGCGCCGTGCTCCTCTCCATGCTCGCGCACGCCTACGACGACGATCAGATCATAGGCATCATGCTGGCCGCCTTCGGCCAAAGCGCGATCAAGGCGCCGTTCATCTGCTCGGCCGCCAAGATCGACAAGGCCGGCCGCGTCTGCGTCGATGTCGCCTTCGACACGCATATCCGCAAGCTCAAGCCGATCTTCGCCAGCGAGATCATCTTTCGCGATCACCTGCGCCGCCTCGCCGACCGGCTCAAGCTCGCCGACGACGAACGCACCGAGCTGTTCGCGCTCGCGCGCAAATGGGTGGTGTGCGACTATCGTCTCGATCCCACCATGGCCCGCAACGATCCCGACGCAAAACGGCTGACCCATGGCGTCACCAAACTCGCTCACTAAAGACCTGCCCATCAGACATCTCGCGCCGCGCCATATCCCGCCGGCCGAGGCCGAGACGGTGCGCGACATCCTCCAAGAGTTCTCGCAGTACGTTTCCTTCCGCACCGCCTTCGCCATGCAATGGGAAGAGGCCGCGCAGCTGATATTGACGACATCGAGGAATACGTTCTTTTACAACAACTTTAATTGGCAAGGTCAGAAGAAGACCGACCGCCAGATCGACGCCACCGGCATGATGGCGCTCAACCGCTTCGCCGCCATCTGCGACTCACTGCTCACACCGAGGAACAGCAAATGGCACCGCCTGGTCGCAAACAACGATTACGTCATGCGGGACCGCGCGACGCGGCTGTGGTTCGAGCAGGCGACCGACGCGCTGTTCCGCTTCCGCTACGCGCCGCACGCAAATTTCAGCTCGCAGAACAACCAGAATTTCCAATCGCTTGGCGCGTTTGGCAATGCAACTATGTTTATCGACGCCCTCGATGGGAGGCAGCACAATGGCGCAGTGGGGCTGCGCTATAGGGCCGTCCCGCTCGGCGAAACCTACTTCGGCGAGAACCACCAGGGCCAGGTCGACCGCATCATCCGCTGGTTCCGGCTCACCGCTTATCAAGCCGTGCAGAAATGGGGCCTCGAGCGCCTGCCCACCGGCCTGCACTCGGCGCTCCAGCAAAACTCGCAGTGGCTCTACAACTTCCTCCATTGCGTCAAACCGCGCCGCGACCATGACCCCAAACGGCTTGGCGCCAAGGGCATGCCGTGGGCCTCATATTATGTGTCGGTCGAAGGCTCCTGCCTGATGCAGCCGGAAGGCGGCTATCGCACCTTCCCGTTCGCGGTCTCGCGCTATGACCAAACCCCATGGGAAGTCTACGGCCGCGGCCCCGCCCAGATGGTGCTGCCCGCATTGAAAACATTGAATGCACAGAAAACCACCTTCCTCAAACAAGCCCACCGCGCTGCCGATCCCGTGCTGCTCGTCTACGACGATGGCATGCTGGACATGAACCTGCGCCCCGGCGCCATGAACAAGGGCGGCGTCACCCCCGACGGCAAGCTGCTCGTGCAGCCGCTCCCGGTCGGCAATATCCAGGTCTCGGAAAAGATGATGGAGCACGAGCAGGCGCTGATCAATGACGCCTTCCTCGTCACATTATTCCAAATTCTAACCGAAACCCCGCAGATGACGGCCACCGAGGTGATCGAGAGGACAAATGAAAAAGGCATCCTGCTCGCCCCCACCATCGGCCGGCAGCAGAGCGAGTACCTTGGTCCGCTCATCGATCGTGAACTGGACGTGCTTGCCGCACAGAATTTGCTGCCTCCTATGCCGCCGCGGCTGCGTGAAGCGCGCGGTGAATATGAGGTTCGCTACGAAAGCCCACTTGCGCGGGCTCAACGTGCTCAGGAGGCGGCCGGATTTATCAGAACGGTTGAAAGCGTGAAGGAGCTGGTCAACATCACCGGCGACGCCTCGCTGCTCGACCCGTTCGACTTCATCACCGCCATCAAGGCGATCGCCGACATCCAGGGCGTGCCGGAAAGCTGGATGGCATCGGACGACGAGATGGCCGCCAAGCAGCAGGCGCGCGATCAGTCAAACGCGCAGAAAGCCCAGATCCAGGCGATGCCGGCGCAGGCCGCAATGATCAAGGCGCAGGCGCAGGTCGCTAAGGCGCAGCCAGGCCTAGGAACACAAGGCATCGGTGGGCCACGGCCCGCATTGCCAGCACCAGGGATGGCACCTCCAGCAGCACCGGGGCCGTAGCATGAGCGTCACCGGCGTTCCAGTCACCATCGAGGAAACCGAGGCGGTATCGCGCGCTTTCCGGCTCTGCTTCGGCTCCCCCGCCGGCCGCGATGTCATCGACAATCTCATGGTCTTCTGCCATTTTCGCACCCCACTGCAGGCGTCCGGCAGCGTCCTTGATCCAAATGCGCTGCTCGTCGCTGAGGGCAAGCGGCAGGTCTTCCTTCACATCCTCAAGGCCATGAAACTCACCCATGATCAGATCCTCGCTGTCTATAGACGTGAACGCTTCGCAATAGAGGAAGACGAAGATGCCGCCTGATGCCGTTCCCGCTCCCGCCCCCGCTCCGCCAGTCGCTCCTCCCGTCGCCCCGCCCGTTGCCGCAACCTGGCATGCCGGCACGCCCCCCGAGGTGCTCAGTTTTTGGGAAAATCAAGGTCTTGATCTTGCCAATCCTAAAAACCTTGCGCTGCAGCTGACCGACCAATTCCGTGAAACAAAACGCTTTGTCGGGATACCGGCCGATCAGCTGCTGCGCCTCCCCCAACCAACAACATCAGAGGCCGATAGGCGCGCCTTTTATGGCAAATTGGGGGTGCCGCCCGAAGCCAAGGACTACGACTTTACCGGCGTCCCGGCACCCGAAGGCGTCACCATCGACGCCGGCTATCTCGACGGCATGCGCGCATCCTTCCACAAGAACCACATCAGCAAGGAAAGCGCGACCGGCCTGCTCGCCGATCTCTACGCGCTCGAGGGCCAGCAGCGCTCGCAGCGCGAGGCCGGCGAGGTGGCGCGGCTCGAACTCGCGCGCGCGCAACTCGAACGCGAATGGGGCTCCAACCTCACCGTCAACCGCGCCTACGCCGAGATCGGGCAGCAGAAGCTCGGAATAACCAATGAAATGCTCGAAAGCCTGCGCTATGCTTGGGGAGACTACAAGGCGCTCGATCTCATGCGCATGATCGGAGCCTCCGCGGTGAGCGAGGATGAGCTCCATACCGGGTCCAACGCGAGCGGTGCCCCCACTACCCAGGCGTCCGCCAAGTCCGAGATCGAGCGCCTGCGAACCGATCAGTCATTCCTGGCCAGATGGTTGGCCGGCGAGAAAGATGCGGTCGACTACATGGCCTACCTGCACCAGATCCAGACCGGCGTTAACCCAGCATTCGAGACACCATGATGGACACACCAGGCGACGACGAGAAGCCCGATCCCCTCGATGACGAGGAGGAGAACGGTGAAGACGAGAACGAAGACGAAGAGGACGAAGGTGAGGACGAGCCGGAACCGGAGGAGGTCGGTGCCGCACCGCAGCTCGAACCCCCGACCCATCGCCGCCGCGGTTGGCCACGAGGCCGTGCGCGCCGCCGCCTGACCGAGTACGAGAAGCTGTCCAAGGAATTCCAGGGCATCTCCAAGGTCGGGATGCGTATCAGCTGCTGCGAGTCATGCCACAAGGGCTATTGCTACATCACCCGCACCGACATCTGCGGCCATCCTAACAACGGGGCCAACCAGTTTCCCAACAATGCGGGAGTGTGCGAACGCCGCGCCCGCGCCCAGCGATACCTCGACTACCAGAAGGTCGAAGCCCGCTGATGGCGGTGGCAAGACGCTGGCCGCTGCGGCGGCGCCGGACCGCAGACATTATTATATGGAAGGTGGAGGTCATCCATGCCGCTGACCAGCAAAGGCCGCAAGATCATGTCGGCCATGAAGAGCCAGTACGGCGGCAAGAAGGGAGAGCGCGTGTTCTATGCTTCGCGCAACGCCGGAAAGATCAGCGGCGTGGAGAAGGGTAGGGCCGAGGGCGGTCGCGTCGAGTTTTCCGATACGCGACCTCCCGACTACGGTCCCAATCCGCCGCCGATGGTCCCGGGCGAATGGCCGCCGCCGATGTTTCCGCTGCCGCCGCGCGAACCAAAGCCCCCGAAGCGCGCTCATGGCG